CTGCCGCGTCGAAGCTGACGCGGAAGTCCTGTGTCTGCTCGTAGCTGTTGCCCGGGCCGCGCAGGTCGGGGCCGCGGCCAGCGGTCAGCACGGAGACATTGTCGGCGCCGGCGATGCTTCCGGTTCGTCCTGCGCACGCCTTCACGACCAGCTTCATCGCATTGACCTGGTCGCGGTAGCTTTCGGCCCGCACGGTGACCGAGATGCGCTCCATGGTGCGCACGGTGGGCCCACGCTTCAGCATCTGCCGCTCGACGTTGCTGGTCATCCTGACCAACAAAGTCGGCAGCACGACACCGTCAGGAAGCGCGCCAGCCTTAATCTGACCTGCGGGAATGGCCGCGATCAGCGTCACGTCCGAGTTGAGCAGCTCGCCAACGATATCGACACCGGTCATGCGTCTTCGCCTTCCGGTTCAGCGGTTCCGACGATCCCCGAGCGGGTCACGCGAGCGTTGATGAAGCTCTGCGCCGCGGCGACCGCCTCGGCCCCCTTGATGTCGAGCGCGGGCCGTAGGAACGGGTTCGGCTTGGCGCCCGGGTGGAAAATGGTGTCGCCAACGAACTTGCCGCCGATGACCATCGTCCGCTTGTCCGTGGCGTTAATCCGCGCGACGCTCTTGCCGCCGCTTTCGTCTTTCGCGACCGAGATGAAATGGGCGTCGGTGCCATATTCGAGCCAGTTGGCGATCGAGCGGCCCCAGCCTTTCCGAACGGCGATCGTCACCGTCAGGCGTCCAGCCTCCGACTTGCTCCGCATTTCGAGCGCCTCGTCGACGTCGGACGAGATCGACCGCTCTTTTGCCTCGGCGAGAATGATCTTCCCGCCGGCGCGCGCCGCGCCGCGCAGCAGCTTATTCTCCACCTCGGCGGGCAGTTGCGCGATGTAACGGCGAACCGATTGACCGCCCCGGCTGGTAGCCATCAGGCGCCGTTCCCGGCCGTACTGTACTCCTCGACCATGAACTCGACGCCCGAGCGCTGCCGGATGATGGCGGGGCCCGCGATGATCTGCATGATCCGATCGCCCATCACGAACCGCATGTTGCTCGTGATGTCGTCCCGAATCCGCATACGGACCCGAGCTGGCCGGGTGGCGACGTTGATGCCCTCGGCAAGCTTCTCGCCGCGGCTGGGCAGCATGTCGACGACGCCCGCCCAGACTTCATCGACCAGCGCCCAGCTGCCGGACCCGGCGCCGTCAAAGGCCGCATCGGCAACGGGGCGCTCGATGCGGATGAAGTCGGGCAGTTCGCTGGCGGTGAGCTGAGTCATACGACGAACTTCCGCAAGGGAGCGATGAGGAAGGTGATCGCCAGCGGCAATTCCGTCAGGTTTTGTCCCGCCGCCTCGCGATTGGCGTACCATTGCCCGACGAGCAGCAGCGCCGCCTGGGCGGCAACGGCGCGATCGCGCAGCGCCGTCGCCGACAGATCGTTGACGAAGTCGCACCCCGTGGCGCCCTCAATCGCTCGCACAGCTGCTGCGATGAGGATGGCGAGATATGCGTCCTCACGATCAGACGAGCCTAGGCGAAGGTGCGTTTTCACGTCCGCGAGGGTGACGAGCTCAGCCACGGGTGAGATCGCGCCCATCGCGCCCCTTCTTCACCGCAAGCCGCCAGCCGGTGTCAGGACCGTCCGGCTTGTCGCCGGTGTCCTTCTGCGCGATCCAGAGCGAGCCGCCGAAGGTGACAGCGTCGCCCAGCGTATAGGCCTGGCCTTCCTTGAAGACGCCGCGGTCGATCACTGCCGGGACGGTGAGGTCGAAGGTCTTCACCTGCTCACCGCGAACGAATTTGAGGGTCGCTTGGCGCTCTCCGGTTTGCTCGATCGACATATCGTCGAAGCCCAAGCCAGGGTCACCGTCCTTCCCGTCGACGCGACCAAGCGGGCACATCTTGCCATCGCTCAATGTCACGACCAGCGCTCCGGTGCGGTCGATCATCGCGCCAGCGAGGCCGACGCCGTCCTTTGCAACGGGTAGCGCAGCGACAGCGCGCTCGACGGCCGATGCGATGATCGGCTCGACGTCGCTGACCGTGACGCTCTTGCCATCGGCCGGCGTCGGCAGCGCCGCAACTGCGGCTGCTACTGCCCCAGCGATGATCGGCTCGACATCAGCGACCGTAACGCTCTTGCCATCGACCGGCGTCGGCAGCGCCGAGACTGCGGCAGCGACCGCCGCCTCGACCGGCGCATTGACGTCGACCGGGGGCAGCGCGGCGACGGCGCGCTCAGCTTCCTGGGCAATGAGCGGGCGCACATCGTCAAGCGTGACGCTCTTGCCATTGATCGCGGGCGGCAGCGCTGCCACTGCCGCAGCGACAGCGGCTTCGACCGGTTCGACCAGGTCGGGCAGCGGCAGTGCCGCTACAGCTCGTTCCGTCTCAGCGGCGATCAGCGGCGTCACGTCGTCAAGCGTGACGCTGACGCCATCCTTCGCCGGGGGCAGGTTACCGACCGCGCGTGCAACTTCCGCGGCGACAAGGGGCTCGACGTCGGCGACGGTGACGTTCTTGCCGTCGCGGGGCACGGGCAGGGCGGCGATCGCATCGTCGATCATTCGCCGAACGCTGGCCTCATCCAGCGATAAGTCCCGAGATTCGAGCTGGGCGAGCCGGGCGAGCAGGGGCGCGGTTGCCTTGTCGATAGTCTCCCGCACGACCGGCGCCAGTGCCTGGGCGAGAGCTTTGGTATCAAGCATCAAGCGCCTCCCGAAAGTCTTTTTGCACTAGGGCGAAGGTGGCACGCGCCTGCTCCGCTTCGGCGGCTGGATCGGGCGCTGGGATTTCCGTCTCGCCTTTAGCGAATGGGTCTTCACGTGCGTCGCGCTTCGCCAGCGCCTCGAGGCTGTAGTTCTGCTCTTGCAGGTACGCCGTGTCGCCGCCGGTGATCGGCCCCAGGTCAAGTCGGCGCCGCGCCTCATTGATCTTCTTGATCCCCGACTTGGTCGCCATGGCTTCGGCTTCGATCAGCGCCTTGGTGTCCATGCGCAACAGGCCGTCGAGGTCGAACTCGGTGCCGATGCCCATGCCCTCGCCGATACCGAGTCCCTCATCGAGGCACAGCTCGGCAGCCTCGATCAGCGATTGCAGCGCCTGGGTATAATATTCCAGGTTGAGGCTCTCGACGTTGCTGTTCGTCGGCAGGTTGCCGATCCCCAGCTTGTAGGGCGGCACATGGAACGTCGAACAGACCACCTCGGCGGTCCACTTCAGCTGGTCGATCAGCTCTGCATCCTTGGCGGTGACGGCCATGTGCTCATATTTCAGGCCATCGCCGAGCACGGCCACGCGGCCAGAGTTCTTGCCGCCGTAATACTCGTACCAGTTGGCTTTAAGCTCGGCTGCGGACTCAGGGCTGATCTTGCCCGGTGCCGACAGTAGGCCGCCTGGGCGCGACTGGTTGCCGAAGAAGACGGCCGAATTGTCCTGGATGCGCAGCCCCTGCGTCGCCGCAAGGCCGTTCGCATAGATTGGCGACACGCCGACCAGCGGATGAAACAGGCAGTTGAACCGGTCGTGGATAAGCTCGCGTGCCGGCACGACCAGCGGGCCAGCGATCTCCGAAATGTCGTCCTGCTGCAGCTCGTAGAAGATGCTGCCGTCGTCTGCGACCAGCGGCTTCACCCGATGAGGGTCGAGCACGTAGAGTGCGATCACGACGTTGCGCGCGTCACGGCGCTTCAGGACGTAGGTATTGCCGCTGCTGAGCTTTGACAGGAACCACGATTCGAAGAACTGGATCCGGGTCTGGAAGCCGTTTGGCTTGCGCAGCACCGGCGAATAGGCGGGGCGGGTTGTTTCGGCCCAGATGCCATGCGCGTCCTGGCTGACCAGCTTAACGCGCAGCTTCGAGATGTCCGACGCGATGAGCGTCATGCACGAGAAGACGGCGTGGAAGGCCAGCACGGCGGTCTGGTTGACCTCGACGTTCTGCTGCCACGCGCCCCTATAGCTCTCGCGGACGATCGGCATCCAAGGTCCAGACGGCGTGCTGACGATGCGCGCCGCCTTCTCTCGAATGATGGGCAGACCACCTTCAGTTTCGGGTTCGGCCTGCCCGGTGGTGATCTGCCGGGAGCGCCCGAACTCCCGGCCGAGGATCCGCATCAGGCGCTCGCGACCTTGGCGATCTCTTCGAGCAGGCGCTTGTCGCCCCAGCGCATGCTGACGGTGATGCCAAGCTTGGCGGCCTTGTCACGCAGCTCATCGAGCGTCGGTGTCGCGGCGGACGGATCTGCCGACGCGTCAGCTGCGCGCGCCTTCTTGATCGCGATCAGGATGCGGGCGTCCTGGTTGCTCGCCTGGAATGGGTCGCCCGCCTGAAGCGCGCGGGTCGCGTACCTCATGTCGCGGGTGGCGATAAGGTCAGGCATAGGTCTCTCCTCAGTTGATAGGCGGGCAGGATTGCTGCCCGCCTATCCGTCTGGCTCGCTGGTCGATTAGACGCCCGCAGCCACCGGCTCGCCCCAGCGGACGGCCGTCAGGTACGCGACCGCGGTTGCGCGGCGACGGCGCCAGTTGATGGTGCGCTCGGCACGCAGACCAACCAGGTTGTTCTGCCACAGCGAGACCAGCTGCGTGCCGGTACCGGCGAGGCCGTCCTGCTGAAGGGCGCTATCCTTCATCTCGAGCGACGCTTCGCGGCTCATGTCGACCGCGATATCGCCCTCGTCGGCCTCGTAGATGTCGGCCGCGTTAACGAGCGCGACGGTCTGGCCGGCATATTCCGACACGATGACCGGCAAGCCCTCGAAGGTGCCGCCGAGCATGGTCATGCCGGAGAATTCCTTCTGCCCGAGGGCGTTGCTCATCATCGACAGGCCGAGCGCATTGGTCGCCGACATGATCCACACACCCGTCGTCAGCGAGTTGTTCGCTGCGATGAATGCAGCCATCACGGCTCGCACATCGGCACGCACCGCGTCCGCATCTCGGCCCGACGACGCCCTCGCGCTTGCGCCGTTGGTGACCGACGCCGGACGAACGGTATCTGCACCGGCATTGGTCGGATCGATGAACGCCAGATCCTGCGTCTCGACCAGCGCAGCCTTGAGCGCGTCGCGAACGACCGCTTCAGAACTCGGATTCGAGCTGCGGATGTTCTCTTCGGTCAGCACGGCGATGTTGGCGACCTTGAGGCGGCCGAGAACGCTGCGCTTGAAGTCGAACGACGTCAGCGGCTTGGGCTTGCCTTCGCCGACCCAGTAGCCCTGACCGCCGCCGGTCTGAAGGATGACGGGCTCGTCGAAGCCGATCTTCCGGAGCTCCGGAATGCCGTTGGTCCCGAACTTGCCGAGAATGGTGGCGGGACGAAGGAACTCGGCGAAGTCGACGAAAGCGGCGCCCTCGGGGCTGTGCAGTGCAGCGGCCCAGCTGCCGGGCTGGTTCGAACCGGCTGCGACTGCGGCCTTGATCGTGCCGACGACGTCGCTGTCGGCGCCATACATGCGCTGCGCCACGTCCATCACCGGCTCGGAATCGAGGCGCGAGACGGCGCGGGCCTTGGCATAGCGCGCGAAGGCGATGCCGGGAGCGAGCTTGGGCTGCGCCTTGACCTGGGCCACGCCGCCGCGCTGTGCGGCTGCGGCCGAGGGGTCACGCACGTCCTCGATCGGCTTTGCCGTCTTGGCAATGGTGCGCTCGGCGGTGCGCAGGCGATCGAGGTGCTTGTCGATCGCGACGACGTCTGCGGAATGGCCGTCATATTCCTCCGACTGCGAAGCATCGAGCGTGGCGCCATCGGTGGCGGCCTTGGTCATGATCGCGTCCATGGCACCGACGACCGAGGCGCGCTTCGCCTCATACGCGGTGATCTGTTCAGCAAATTTGGTCACTTCAAATCCTTCGAATGGTGTTGATGACGAATGGCTTCGCCCGGTCGCGGGCGGGGTCATCCAGCTTCACCACGCGAACCGATTTGCCGACCGCGGCAGGTTCTGGGTTGGCGGGAATCTCGGGGTCGGGAACGCCGGCTTCCTTGCGCAGGGCGGCGTCGATCGACTTGATCTGGCTGATGATGGCATCGCTGTTCGCGGGGATCGTGACCGCGGACAGCTCGTAAACCTCGGTCTCCGTGTACCGGATGCCACCGTTGTCCATGTAGCTGTACTCGATCGGCCGGAAGCCGATGCTGACCGCACGGACCAGGCCGAGCTTGATCGAGTGCCACGCCTCGTCGAGGCGGTCCTTCAGCGTGCCGGGCTCATCCAGCTTGGCGACCGTGGCCTCGAACACGATCCCCTTGGCGGTCGGCTTCTCGAAGGTCACACTGCCGATCGGCTGGTCATGCTTATGCTGCCACAGCAGGGAGATCGGATTGGCGAACTTGACGCCCAGCGGCTCGATGATGTCGCCGACGCGGTCAACGCTGGGCGACGTGGCGATGCCCCGGATAATGCGGGCGTCGTCGTCAGCCGACTTGATGGTCAGCACACTGAATGCGCGGTTCTGCATGAGGAGGCCTTTCAGAGGAACATGACCTGCAGCCCGGCGCCTGCGGCTTCCGGGTTGCGGGTCATCAGCATCACCGCGTTGAAAGCGGCGACGAGGGGATCGATCTTCGCCTTGCCGGCGATCTGTTTGGTGATCAGGACGGCGTTGCCGCGCTGCTCCGCTTTCGCGTTGCCGACGCACCACGCCATCAGCTCCTGATTGCCGTGGACGAGCGTGCCGTCTTTCAGCTTGCGTTCCGTGCCCCACACGGCGCCGGAGAGGCGGAAACCCTGGCTAACGGCCACGATCTGCTTTTCTGTAAATCCGCGACCCGCAAGCTCGTCGACGAGTGCCGTCACGCCTTGGGGATCGAGCCCGATAGCGGCCTCTTCAGGGAACAGGCCCGCGTCCTTCACACGCTCAAGCAGGTCGGCGACGTCGACAAGATCCTGCGTTGGGGTGACGCATTTTACTAGCGTGCCCTCGCCGATGAAGTCGTTCAGGCGGCTCGCAATGTCCTTGCGCCGGTCGAAAACGTCCTGCTGCGCCCACGCCCGACACCAAAGCAGCCACTGCTTGGTAACCTTGTGCCGCCCCAAAAAAGCGAGGCCAAGAAGATCGTCCAGCCCGCCGCCGTCGCCGCCGACGACGATCACCTCGCAGACCTCAAGCAGATGTTCGAAGGTGCCATTCCAGAGCGCCACCGGTGCGGCTGCGCCCTCCCAATACGTAGCGCCGATCCATGCATCGTGTCGCAGCCCGACACCGATCTCAACGTTCAGATGCTTGGCGTAGAAGACCTGCTTGGTGCCGTCCTCAGCGTTGGCGACCTTGCGGAACTGGCTTTCCAGCCACTGCTGGCTGACCGACCTCCCGATGTTGGGGTTGGTGATGTAGAAGTTCGCCGGGTCGAGGTGGTCGTCCGCAGCGATCATGTCTTCCGGGAACTCGTAGAGCACCGGCAGAAACTCGGGGTCGTCGACCACGCCGTCGCGGACGTCGCGGGCATAGGCCAACTTCTCTTTGAACACGCCAGCGGGCGGTTCGTCGGACTGCGTCGTCAGGTAGAGGGTGTATCCCTCCGGCCGCGACACCTGGCCGCCCGAGGCCTCGCGAAACATGGCGTCTGCCGTGGCCTTCTTGCCGAAGAGCCAGAGCTCGTCGACCAGCACCCGGCTGGCCTTCTTGCCCGACACCGTCGCGCTGTCCGCCGCCACCACCTTGAGCGTCGCCTTCGTGACGCGGTTGGTAATCAGCCTGATATGCTCCTGGATATGCAGGAGATCGCCGAGCTCCTCATCGGCGCGGATCATGTCGCAGGCTGGCTTGAAGCTGTTGCCGGCCACCTCGATGGTCGGCGCGAGGATCAGGTTCTCGTCGGACGGGCGCCAGCCGCAGATCAGCTCGGTCAGCATGATGCCCGCGGCAATCGTCGACTTGGTGTTCTTCTTCGAGACGAGCAGCAGGCCCTCGCGGACCATCTGCTGTCCCGTATCAGGGTTATAGGCGCCGAAGATCGCCGCGGCGAAGTCCAGCAGCCAGGTGTCCGCGCTCTCGCCGATCGTCCAAGTGCGCCCCGTCGCCGGGTTGATGCCGAGGTCGGCAATGCTCAGCGAGGAGAAGACCTCCATCTTGGCTTCGGCCGAAGCCGGGAACAGCGGCGAGAATGGGATCAGGGACCGGCGTTCGCGTATCCTCTCCTTCCAGTCAGGAGATGCCGTCGACCAGGTCGGCACTTAGCCGACCGCCGATTCCGCGCAGCTCGCCTCGCCGGCAGCGATTGCGAACCGGACCAAACGGTCGTCTTCGTATATCGCGGTGAGCGCGCCCCAACCCATTTTCGGCCCGTCGTCGAAGACGCCAAGAAAGCCGTTGAGGACATCGAGCACGCCGGCGCGAGCAATACCGTCATCGACCCCGACTTGGACTGTGGGGTGCGACGCTAGAGCGTCGTTGCAGGGCAGGCGTTGTGCGATCAACTCCTGGACGAAGGCCTGATCGACCTCGATCAGGCCGTTCAGAAATGCAGCGAGGTCCGCTGCCTCTTGCCGGATAAGCATCGTCACTTCCCTTCGATTTCGCAGGATCACCGCTAAGTGACGGCTTTCAGTGTAGGCGGCCCCATCGCGCCGAACCGGCGCCCGCCGCCCACTGCGTTTGCCCGCTCCAGCGTCGCGGCCTTCTTGCCTTGAGGCGCGGACGCTTCGTTGAGGGTCTTCAATGCCAGGGCCAGCGTCTTCATGGTGTTGGCCCTGTTCGTGAGGCTGACGGCTCGCATCATGGTCGCGCGCCGATCCTCTTCATCATCACCGTCGGTCGCCTCGATGATCATGTCCTCGAGTTCGCCGCGCCGGCTGGTGATCACGTCGAGCTCGTCGAGCATTCGCCAGACGAGGCCCCGTCCGCCATCGGCGATCTTGCCGGCCTCGACCGGTTCGTCCGCATTGACTGGCGCCGGCGGGGGCGGGGAGCGCTCAGGTTCGCACCGGTTCGCAGTGCGAACCTTGCGGGGCTCGCGAACCCACTTTTCGGCCTTTGCTCGCTTACGAATAGCCGTGTCGGATATCTCGTGCCGATCAGCTATTTGGCGAATGGAATCATCACCGGCCAAGTATTCGAGCTCGATGCGCGACCAGTCCGCAGTAGTTTTGCGAGCTGCCATTGCGGAGCTCCTCGGCTCAAAGTTCGCACCCTAGGACTCTCCAGCAGGATTTATTGTCTGCGTGAGAGCCTATGGGGTCCAGCAGGGCGCACCCTGCCGATGGTCCGACCCTCCCCCCCGGGGGTGGGGCGGCGTGGTCAGTGTCGTTGGGCGCGCTCAGCGCGCTGCTTGCGGCTGTTGTGGCAGGGAGTGCAGAGGCACTGCAGGTTGCGCTCGTCCCAGAAGAGGACCTCATCGCCGTGATGCTGCCGCTTGTGGTCGACGACGAGCTGCGACGTGTCGACAGTCATAAAGCCGCACCCGGGCCACTGGCAGGTGAACATGTCGCGGGTCAGAATGACCATGCGCAACGCTCGCCAGCGCGCTGTCTTGTAAAGCTTGCGCCAAGGCGCGTGCAGCATGCGGTCCTCGTCGCGGGTGCGGTCGATAGGCGGCAAAGAACCAAGCCCGGGGCGCAGGGATGTGAGGCGGCTCGGTAAAGCTTTTAGCTTGCTCATCAGTAACTACGTGCTTGGAAAACGTGCAATACATACTGAGTCGGTTTGCGACTCGGGGGCACAAGATGAAAGAAATGGAACGCTTTGCGGCTCAGGGCGATAGCGGCGGACGGTACACCGTCATACGATGGATTAACATGACTAGGTTTCACGACCTCGACAGCGGCATCATTACGCATCGAGAGAGCACTGTGTACCAGCTTCTTGACGGCACGCATGTAAACATTAAGGGGCCCGGCATGTTCGAGATTTGGGATACCGAAGAGCGAATTCGGGAAGTCCTGGATAGCCCACTTCTGAAGATACAAGGATCCGCCTCGACTAAATATCCTGACGCCGATCTGCTCATCGTTTAAAGGCAGCATCGCCCATTCCTCGCGAGGAAGTTGAACGAGCGGTGGCAGCGGATCACGGGCAGCGACATATGCACTCTCGCTCCGTAACTAATTAGCGCCCACGTACGGCGGCCCGCAGGTCGATCGCTGCCTGCTCGATCAAGCGCTCGCTACGCCCCTGATGGCGCGACCCGCTCGACATCTCCTCGGCGATCCGCAGTACGCGCATGCCGATAGCCTCTACATGGTCAGCGGTGGTGAAGTTGAAGGCGTCTCGCGCTGCTCCTGCCATTCCGCACCTGATCTCACGCTCAATTACTTGGCGCCGTCAAATCACCGAGATTCTGCGCGCAAGCGCGCCTGTGCGCCCTGTGCCCTCGCGGCGCAGGCTTTGAAAATTCCCAGCGCGGCGGTTCCAGCGACAGCCGGCTGAGACTTGAGGGCTGCAGCAACAGTTGCGGGAACCCGTCCATCCAGCCGCCCCATATAGAACGCCGCCGTCAAATTCGCGACCTTCCGCGTTGGCTCGTTCTCGGCCTGCTCGCCGACGGCACTGGTTACAACCAGGCACCGGACATCGTCGTTCACCGTCTGCGCGTGCGCCGGAGCGGCAACTAAGATGGATGCTAGAACCAGACTGACGACGTTCTTCATACAAAGTTCCTGAGCGTAGTGGGCCTACAAGCATAGGCCACATCAACGCACAAAGTAACGTCGCGTCTGACCATGCCGTAGGACAATCGCTCGGAACATAGCTCCAGAGTGAGAGGACGAGGGTGGCTAGCCAACGCGCTCTCGAAGGTTCTGCGCCAGTTGCTCGACATCCTCGATAAGCGGATCGCTGCGACCATGATGGCGCGATGGGCTGCGCACATTTCTGGAGATCCGAAGTAGGCGCATGCCGATCGCCTCGACATGGTCAGCTGTGGTGAGCCGCATATGCGGTGCAGCCATCATCATCTCCGGATATGCAGACATGCTTACGACCACCCGCGAGGAGTGGCCGAAGAGGGATGCGGAAGAGCCTATTGCTCCACTTCGTCTGTCCCTTAGCTGCTCAAGCAGCGTCCCTTGTGAGGGTGTTCCCGCTCTGTACACCAGACGGGCGCACTCGCCAAGCCTCTACTTCCATGATCAGGACACCGCCAAAGTGGATCCGCGCTGAGGTGCCGCGGCCCTCAATCACCGTGCCGACCATGCCCGCAAGAGCTGGCATATCATCAACTGTCACCTGCTCGCCTTGCTCAAACTGGCGGCGTTCCTGACGCAGCGCCTTGCGCCGTGCACGTTCGGTACCCAACCGCTCGGCCCGCGCGCGGCGCTCGTCTGCGCGCTGCTCAGCCTGACGCTCTCCCTCGATCGCCTCGACAGCCTCAGCCTCGGCCTGCCGCAGTCCAGCCACCTGATGCTCTGCCACGACTGGCACCCGGTCATCGACCTGCAGCAGGGTGAAGCGAGGATGCGGGCCATAGGTCAGGGCGCCGGCTCGGATGATGTCGTGCAACCTGTCGGCGCGGGCGAACACGAACCCGGGCAGGATCGCCAGATCGACCTCTATCAGCAGCCGGCGCTGCCCCATGGCAAGGCGTCGGCGCTTGCCAGGTGCATCACGCTTCACCGTGCGCCGTGGGGTCCAAGCCTCGATCCCCGCTTCATTCAGCGTGGCGGCCAGCCTGAGCGTCGCCGCTGATCCCGTTCGCAGAATGCACCATCCGTTTCCCCGCCCCATCGTCTCAACCCTCGCTCTTATAGGTGGTCATCGCTTCTCATTCCGGCATTGGGCTTGGCAGCGCTCGATGACGCGCTTGAGAGCCAGCACATCGAACGTTTCCACCTTCAGCAGCGTGGCGTTGGCCGTGATCGCTCCACCGTCCTCATACCGGTATCCCGCGGCGGTCAGCTCTCGGCGAAAGATTGGAAGCTTCCAGTCGTCGACCGCGATGCCAGCCTTCACGACCCGACCTTTTCGTTGGTGCCATCCCATACGAACTGACCGCTTTCGCCGACCGGGAAATGCGTGCCGCAGCCACAACAGAACGTGCCGCTGTAAAATTCTGGATCGCGCGCATAAGTCTCGGCGAGCGACTGCCCCATAGTGGTGACTACGCCGCAGGCTTCATGCACATACGACCTGCGAACCGGACGGACGAACCCCTTTGCGCGCTCAGCCTCCGAGAGGACGACGTAGGCCTTTTGTTGACCAGCGCGTGCGCCGCTCTCGATGATATCCCGGTGATCATCGGTGACCGGCGAACCGTCCGTCAGGACCATCCAATCGTCACTTGGCTGCTGCTCAATCATCATCGTTCTCCTGAAGGTGCGCGCAGGGCGCGCGATGGATCCATGCCGTGCTCGACCAGCATGCGGCGCAAGCGCGAGACCTCGGGAAGGCGCGGAACACTGAGGTCGCTGGTGACGCCAGCGCGCGTCGCTTGGTCGATCGCGCAGGGACCGCACCGAACATGCTCGCCATAGTCGAAGCACATATCCGGCGAGCGACCGATGCCATCGACGTCATCCTTCCACAGCATGCGGCCGGGGTCGGTCATTGTCCGACGATTGCGCTCGGCCTCGGTCATGCTGCCATCTGCTCGTCATAGGACTCGCCGGGATCGATGCCGAAGAGGCGGATGTAATCAGCCCGGGTCGGCTTGCGGCTGGGCGCGCCGGAAGCGCCTGCCACTGATACCGGCTGCGATGGGTCGCGAACCGGGCCCGCACCGCGGCCTATCTTGAAGCGCTCGATTATCTCGGCCGCCTCTGCCGGCGTGCAGCGGTCAGGCTCGGGCAACGCGGGCGTTTGAACGCCGACAGCCGGCGCGGCCAGCCGCCGGCGACGAGCCCAAGCCTCGCTGATCTCAGCCATGATGGCAGGAACAACCTTCGACGGGTGGTCAGCCTTCTGCATCGCTGCTTCAGCACCGCGCTGAAGCAGGCCAGTCGGGATGCCGTCGAGCGCGATCCGGGCAGCTTCGAACCAGGTGTCTTGGCTGTCCTCGTCCATGCCCACTGGCGCGACGAGCTGGAGGCATGGGAGCAGAGTCGTGATGAACGCGTCATCAGACGCCGGCTCCAGGTCCCGATAGTCCGCGGCGCGCCTTGAATCGCTCGGCAGCATCGACCGTGCGACCGTGACCGCTCCGCGACTGCCCGTTTCCGCCCACACGTCCGTTGCCTGATCGTTGTCCATCTCGGTTATCCTGTTCGATTATCCAGTTGCTCCACGCCTTCTGCCAGTCGGCTTTCCGGCCCAGCCCGTCCTTGTCGGCGGCGTTCGCTGCCCAATTCCGGAAGCTTTCGAGTGCGCGCAGGCTCCAATCCTTGCCCCGTCGATCGACGATTGCTCGAGCAACGGTGTCGTCTGCGAACCGAACCGGTGCCCAATCTTCTGGAAGACGGAACGGCTTGATCTTCACGGCCTGCACCCGCCCGCGCCTCGAAGGAGGCGAAGCCTCCGGAGAGGTTATGGTTCTTGATGGTTTGTCCGAAGCGGCTTCGGGGGTCAGCGCTGTTCGCTTCGGGGGTGAAGCGGCTTCGGGGTGAAGCGGCTTCGGGGGTGAAGCGGCTTCGGGGGTTGGGTGCACGATGTACCGACATCCGCGCCCTGCGATTTCCTGCCGGCTCATGTGGCCGCTAGCTACGAGGGATTTGATGGCAGCCTGGACGGTGCGGTCGCTCTTGCTGCACTTCGCCGCCAAGGTCGCCATCGAGGGCCAGCAGAGGCCTTCATCGTTGGCGCAGTCAGCCAACGCGAGAAGGACGATCTTCTCGCTATCTGGCAGTGTCACGCTCCACACTGCGGTCATGATCCGGACGCTCATCGGCGGTTCTGCTCGGCAATGGCGCGCAAGGCGCTGAGTTCGGCGCTGATCGATTCCAAGCCGCGCGCGATGCGGATCAGCTGCCAAACCGCGTACAGCGTGACGAAAATCACGAAGAGCTTATCGGTGTTGTCCATTACGCGAGCGCCTCCGCGCGTAGCTTGGCGGCATGCTCGATCATCAGCGCAGCGCGCGCGTCGAGCGCGTCAGCCGCCGCACGGAGATCGTCACACGAGATCCCGCGCTCGGCGCCGGTCTTCGCGCGCAGGCTACGGGGTTCGATGTTCATCGCTTCCGCGAGCGCCGCGGCGCTGCCAAGCAGGACGCCAGCCTTCATCAGCCCGGCCATCCGCGGCACAGACAGCATGTGCGACGTGTGAGCCGCTTTGGCGGCTCGCTTAGATGCCAATCGCTTGGCCGCGTCGGCCGCCTCCTGCTGACGCCGGAGATCGCCGCGCACGCGCATGACCGCGTCAAGATCTTCGACGGTGGAGAGGTGAGCCGGTTTAGCGGTGCACGTAAGGGTATCGGCCTGCATGTCAGAGCGTCCCGGTCGCGGCGGCGCCGGACATCCGCGCGATCTGGGCTGGGCTGTAGAGCGTCAAGATCTTCGCCGTGGCGACCGAGCAGCCGAGCAATTCGGCCTTTCGCTCGAACATCTGCACCATGGCCCGCCGCAGCAGTTCTGATGGGTCGATCTTTGCCGGCCGGGTTCTGGGCGCAGGTGTTGACTTCTGCGGCCTCGGCCTACGCGGACCAACCCAGACAGGCTTTCCCTCGCGGATCATGCGCTTCCGTGCGTATCGTACCTGCTCATAGGTGATGCCGGCACCCGACACGCTGGAAGCCAGCATCGTGTAGACGTCGAGCTGTGCGTGCGTGACCAAGAGCGCCTCGATCAACGACCGCTGTGCTGCCGACGCGTCAACGACTCCTGCCGGCGTGGGGCGCTTCGTCATGCCGAAGCCTTCCAGTCGAGGAAGAAGAGCTCTGGCGGTCCCTCGTGGGCGTGCTCCCAGACGAACCACGCAAAAGCGATGACCCCATGGCCTTCGCCTTCCCCGGCGAGCTTCCCGCGACCCATCGGCACACGCCGCGACATGATGTAGACGCGGGCAAGCGGTGTGCTCGGGAACCACTTGCCCCGCTCGACGCCTTCCAGGAACGCGAGGCGAAGGAACATCACGACCTTGCCCGTCGTGAGCATCAGCGCGCGGTCGATGAATTGGAGGGCGTCGCGGAACGGCGGGTTCGTGAAGATGTTCGGCGCGCGAGGCTGCCACTGCATCAGGAAGTCGAGCTCGCCCTCGCCATAGCCGCGATCGATCAGGTCGGTGCTGACGACGGTATAGCCGGCGGCAGCCAGCGCATCGGAGATTGCGCCATCGCCGCATGCAGGCTCCCAGATCGCCCCGTCGAATTTCTCGACCTCGAGCAGCGCGCGCGTCGCCGCGGGCCACGTCGGATAGAAGTCATGTGTCTCGCGGTTGACCGGATCATCGGTCTGCGCACGCGAGAATGCCTTGCCACCCGCCACCGAAGGCGAGGTGTCAGGCACACGTGCAAACTCGCTCGCAGAACCGGGCTCAACCGGCACTGCGCTATTGAGCGCGTCCATAGTCATCTCCGTTGCGGGGTTTTCCGCGTGATATTCGTCAGTTATTCGTCGACCGCGTCCGACAGCTGGGCGATGACAGCGCGTGCGCGCGTCTTCAGCTTGGCTGCCTCGACGTGATCAATCTTGCCGTCCGACCGTGCGACGCAGACCTCGGCGACGAGGCCCGATGCAGCGGCAGCGATACCGTCCCAACAGGCTTCCGAATGCTCGATCGGCGTGAAGCGCGCGTCGCCTGGCTCGGTCAGCATGTTCATCGCCTCGCGCGGCAGATACTTGCGGAGGATCAGGGCCGTCGACAGCGGCATTGCCGTCCCGTTCGCATAGCTCTTCAGCGTGCTCGTCGGGATCCCAGAGGCGGCAGCGAGGGCCGAACGCGGCATCGGTGTGCCATCCCCGACGAACATCGAGAACATGAGGATCTGTCGCTCGGCGATTTCTTGCGCCAATCGGCTGTCAGCGGACATGATTGCGCTCCTGAGTTTGCGTACCAAGCTGGGTATGGACACCGAGACCCTGATCACCGCCCCGAAGGTCGTTCGCCTCGCCGTTGCTCGCGCGCTGCTCAAGCATTGCGAGCTCGTGGCGGCAGCACAGGTCCACCAGCCAGACGAGGCCCGTGCACGCGATGGTAACGATGATGATGCCGAGGATTGTCATGCGGCTTCCCGATCACGAGAGGGACAAACCGGCTGCTGGCAGCACCGAACCGCAATTGCGTCTCGGCTACCGCAGGCCGTGCAGTGCGTGACGTCGAGGACCGGTGCCTCGTTGTACGAAGGATCCGAGGCAGCATGGAAAGCGAACCGCTGCGAGCCGATCGCGATGATCGCGGTCGCGGCGCCAGCGACGCGGGACGGCTCCATGCTGAGGAGAGTGAGCAGCACCTATGCCGCCTTCTTCTGGCTGACGGCGTGGTCATACGCTGCCGTCAGATCGCTCTGCCGCCAGGCCGGCACGCGGTTGTGCGTCTTCCAGTGCTGAACGGTCGTAGGCGCGATGCCGAGCACAGCTGCGGTTTTGCGAACCCCGCCGATCGTCGCAATGATCTGGTCAACGTTTTCCATGACCTAGCAAGTACGGTATCCGTACATGTTTGGCAAGAGGATTGTGCGACTTTCCCTCTGGCGCGTATCCCGTGGGCCGCCCATCAACTAAAAATGGACACGTCCGAAAAGATCCTTGCGGCCTTGCGCGAGCGTAATGTCACGCATGCGCGGATCGCGTCGGTCCTTAACGTGACGACGAACAATGCAACTCGGCTCTACAATCCTGACCCGAAAACCGGGAAAACGCGGAAGCTGAGTTTTGACGAGGGCATGGCCTTAATCAGCGCGTTCGACCTGGATAACCAAGACGAGGATCGCCCTATTGAGCCGATGAGCCTACCAGTCGCAAGGTTGGCGGTTCAGTATATTGCTCAGCAGCTTGGCGTGCGGATCGATCCCGATGATGAGCGAGTCGAAGACCTCGCTCTAGACATTCGAGCATATTCTGAGTTCGCCGCATCCTCTCAGATTGGCGACAATCTTGACCGGGCGGAGGGTTGGCTTGATGGTCGTCGATCGCGCCTGCCAGCTCGCTCTTAAGCTGCAACGTCAGCAGCAGGTCGCGCTCAGTCGCCGATAGGCGACGCTCATTTTCGTGCGCCAATCTCATCGGGAGGGATAGCCTGGCAGCAAGCATGCGCCTTCTGACGTAAGGCCGCTCAACGGTAAGACTTGGGACTCGCTCGCCATGTTCTCATTGTGTTCTCCTGCGTGGCGCGTGTCGATAGGAAATTTCTTAGCCCGGCATTTTATCAAGTTGGACGGAATGTACGGAAACCGTTTGACATGAGCATACGGTAACCGTTCATGTCGACTATCAGGCCAGCCCGGCCCGGTAGGAGACCAACGTGGCCGAGCAGGCTTCCACAGATTGGATCGAGTGCGATGGGGCAGGGTGCCCTGTCTCGGATCTTGCACGTGTCCATGTGCAGTTTCGCTTCGATCTTGACCGCCGCACAGCGGAGCTGGCCAACCCCGCCATCGGCGTTCCGGCGCATGTCTACAGTGACTGCTGGATCCATCAGGGGGCCAAGTCTGACATCGTAGCTTGCCGGGTGGTCGCATGAGCGCGTCTGTCGGCGAGCCGGGGTATCTGCCGTACTGCGGTGGTTGCTCGACCATGATGCGGATGCATCGCGACGAGGTGAAGCAGGTGTTCGCCTGCCGGTTCTGCGGTCTCGAAACCCGCCGCGTGAACGGCGAAGACATGTTCGATCGCACCGCTCCGGGACTTTCGGCATGATGCGCGTCGATACCCGCCCGCGCCGCCAGAACAGCGGCAAGGCCGCGATTGATCGCGCCCACCCATCGCACCTGCAATGGCTTCGTGGCCGACCCTGCGCCGTCGTCAACGGCGATTGCTGGGGCCGTATGGAGGCCGCGCACGTCGATCACGCCGGAGGTAAAGGCGTTGGAATCAAGGTGGCGGACTACAAGGCCGTCCCGCTCTGCCAGCATCACCACGCCGAGCTTCACCGGGGCGCGAAAACGTTCGAGGCGGTCCACAAGATCGACCTTGTCGCCGCTGCCCGCGCCTATGCCGCCAATTCGCCGCACCGCGGTCGTTGGGCTGACGTCGAAGGCGCGCCGCGATGACCGGCCGCACGATCGCCTCGCACGATCCTGATCTCGCGCAGACCATCACGGACATGGCTGCAGCCTGCCATCGGCTTGCCCTGGCCGAGGAGCGGATCGTTCTCGCGCACCGAGCCGATAATGCGGCTCACCTGTTGCCGAACGCGGTCGCCAGTGCTGGCGCGATCCGCGACACGATCGCCACCCGCGCCGCGCGGCTAAACATCAAGCCGTTCGGGCTGCGCCTGATCATCGAGGAGCACGAGCGGCTGCGTGAAAAGCAAGGCCGGCGCCCGACGATGGAGCAGCTGGAGCGCGCCTTGGAAGCGGCAACCGATCTGCTCACCCGGCGCGCGCAGGCTGATGAGGCCTACAAGTGCGAGGCCGAGTTCCACGCCCGCAGATCAACCCAGATGGCCGAAGCGAGCGTCAACGCCGTTGCATATTTGAGGGCCTGCGCATGACCTATGCCCCACGCCCACGCCCGCGCCCCATGGGCGAGATCCTCGGCCGCCAGCCGGCGAGGATCCTCGTTACCCCATCGAAGACGCCCAGCGCTTGGTACGGCGCGATCCGCGGCGCGGTGAAGACCGGGTTCGGCGATCACAGTATCACCGGAGGCGCGCGGTTTACTGAGCAGCAGAACGAGGCGCTGATCAGCCGCGGCATGGATATCCTGACCGCGGAAGCCATGACGGTGCAGCGCAACGCGGGCGACCACGAGATCTGCAGCGGCACCGGGCTTCCCGGGGTCTATCAGTTCGAATGCCCGGTCTTGTCGCGTCGCGCCGATGGCCGCGTCCGCGTCATCGCGCCCAGCGGTGCCGAGAAGCTCGTCGAGGGTGACGGCTGGACCAGCCCGCGCCGCTCGCGCCGCAGGTTCGCGGCGTGAGCTATCTCGACCCTGCTGGCGCCGCAGCGCGCGCGCCGCTGCCCCCAATCCCCGATCTAATGGGCGTCGTCTCCGCGGAGATCCTGATCGACCTGATGATCGCCATCCTCACCCTCGGAGATCGCCCGTGAACTGGACCAACATCATGCACGGTGCCGGCTTGATGAGCCTCTTGGCCATCGCCATCATCGCAGGCGTCATCTTCTTCGAAGACGTCTACCGTCGCTGGCCCCAGATCATGACCGCCCTGCGCGGCAATGATCGGCCCGGCTTCGTGCCCCTCTCCCCGACTGCCTCGGTCCGCCCCATCCGGACGTCCGTTCCCTCGTTGCGCGCTGTCGAGGCTGGCGCGCAGCCAACCACTCTGGTGATCCACTGTGGCTGATGGTGTCGACATGGCGAACGACGTGCCCCAGGCCGCCCTCGAGCGCAGCATCCGCGCTGCGCGCGCTCCGATCCCGATCGGCGTCGCCCGTAGGAGCCAAGATTGGGGCGAGCGGGCAGCGCTCACTGGCAACGGGAGCCTCTATAACGACGAACGTACTGTGAAATCTGTTGCAGGCCGCCGTACCGTCACGCTCTTTCACAGAAATAGTGGCATGAAGCTGTGGCGGAGATACTCAGCCCGGAATGCCCCAGTTGGCATCCTCGTTGGCAGCCTTGGCTGTTCGAACCAGATGCTCGACGTAGTTCTGAAAAACCGGAACAGTAAACGTGACGAGCGTTGGTTCGCCCTGTGGCTCCTTAAACGTCAGGACGACGAACCGGCTGCCTTCCTCGTCAAGTACGAGCCCGGCCTCCATCGCACCAGTGCCGCTGGGAGTGATGATCGTCGCTGCCATGGTAGTGCCTCTATGGTCGTCCAAAGAGCGGCTTTAGCGCCGCGGAACCGCCGCGTCAGCGTCCGTCGAGCTTTACGCTGCGTCGGCGGTCTTTTGCGACGCGCCGCGGTCATTGGCAGCAACAGCTGTTTTAGTCGCGGATACGACACGCGCTGTACCGCCTCGCGCCTTCGTCCTGCGATATTCCAGATAAAGTGCAATCAAAGAAAACATGGCGACCTCGAGACGAGTCCTGCTGGATGGCAGGACAGGCTCGGCACATGTGACGGCGCGCTAGGCACTTCAAATGCGTTTAATCAAATCGACGTTGCGCCAATCGAAAGCGCACATTGTCACCTCACCACGGGAATGTCGTCAATCAGAGCGGCCAGCGAACCGTCTTTGAAGGTGTGCGGTCGCACAATTCTATCAGGAAGGGAGATTTTTAGATGGCGCCGGTCAATCGGCTTCATAGCCCGAACCTTTTGGGCCATTAATAATAACGACCCCTCGAACAGAAGCTCGTTTCCTTCGTCGTCTTTTTGCGCTGCTGGCATCCGCACCAATGTTGCGGCCTCGGTCCACGGGAAGTCCATTTATTGCATTCCTAAAAACGTCCCGCGCCCGGTCATCATACCACTCCGGCGCCACTATGCCATTGATCTTATGAAGGATCGAAGACGGCATATTGCGCCCATGAACACTCAGCACCGTAGCACGCTGCGCCTCAGCGCGTGCAGTTGACATGGTGCGCTTATCGCCCCGGAGGGCGGGCCTCTTTCCTGCCACCCAAAAACCCTCGCCGCTGGGTCCCGCAACCGCTGGTCTCGCCTTGAAAGCTCAATTCACAGATCAGGAAGGACAGAACCGATGAGCGCAGCTCCGTATTGGCCGCGCATGCTCAAGCGGGCGAACGCCGCGAAATACTGCGAGCTCACGCCGCAGCAGTTCGACGCGGAGGTGTTCGCCGGCCGGCTGCCGGGGTCGGTTGCGATGTCGGGCGGGCCGCGTTGGGATCGCGCCGCACTCGACGCGAGCCTCGACGAGATGTCGGGTGGGGTCAACGACTGGCGGAAGGATCAGCCGGGCCTTGCCGCATGACCTGCCTAAATATGTGAAGCGGGTTCGGTCGAAGGGCCGGGAGTACCTGTATTTCGACACCGGGAAGGTGGTCGACGGCAAGCGACTGATGACGCGCCTGCCGCCGCTCCGGTCGATAGAATTCGGAGGCAGCTATGCGGCGCTGATGGGCCACCGCAACCGGAAGACGAAGGCGACACTCGTGACGATCCCGGTTCTCGTCGACATGTACCAGCGTGGGGCCGCCTACGGTGCTTTGGCGCCGTCGTCGCGCAAGCTGTACGATATCTATCTTCGCCGCCTGGAACGCGCGCTGCCAACGGCGCCGGTCAATGGGATAACTCGCGGCGACATGCGGACGGTGCTGGACAAGATGGCTGCGACGCCGGGTGCCGCGAACGCCTTCCTTCGGACAAGTGGCGCGCTGTTCGCCTGGGCTGTCGATCGCGAACACATCGCGAAGAACCCGTGCGATGGGATCGTGATGATGGAGGGGGGCGAGCACGAGCCTTGGCCTCAGCATGTACTGCGCGCCGTGCTTGAGGCCGAAGACCCCACCGTCCGATTGCTCGCGCATCTGCTCTACTACACCGCGCAGCGCCTCGGCGACGTGCTCAGAATGACCTGGTCGGATGTTGCTACCGATCGCGTCGAGGTCCGCCAAGACAAGACGAAGAAGCGGCTAAGCATCCCGGTCCATAGCGCGCTGAGCGCGGAGCTTGCGAAGCACGAGCGGGTTGAGGGGGCGATATGCCGGACGCCGCGCGGGGCGCCGCTGCGGGACGACAACGCCCGCAAGATGCTGAAGGCTTTCTCGGCCGCTGCCGGCGCGCCCAGCGTACCGCATGGCCTGCGCAAGAACGCCGTGATCGCGCTTCTCGAGGCCGGGTGCTCAACCGCCGAGACCGCATCGGTCAGCGGCCAATCGCTGCAGATGGTCGAGCATTACGCCCGACAGCGCAACCAATCGACGCTCGCCGATGCCGCCCTTGCGCGGTGGGAGAGCAAACCGTGAACGTACAAACAGTGGAAAACTCTGCTCGCGACTCGCGCAATTCCGCCAACTCGGGTTATCTGTCAATTAACCCGACAAGATCGAGGGCCTCGAGCAAGGCACGATGCGCGACCTCGATCCGGGCGACAAGCGCCGCGTCGCCGATCGCATTCGCGTCGATCGTCTCGGGCCAGTGCTCGGTGACGAGGCCGGCGATACGGTCGAGGCTGGCGTGATCGACGAGGAAGCGGGGATCGACCGTCCCGGGATCGGCGA